TCGGCAGTATCCTCACAGGAGAAACCCAAAGCACCTGCAACAGGCGCACAGTATTTGAATGTTTCACCCATCATGGACACATTGGTATTGGCGTTGGACGATGCTGCCGCCAGTACATCAGCAAAATGCCCGGAGTCAGCGGCTGTCAGTCCGAAAGCGGTCAGAGCATCCGTGACGATATCCGATGTGGTAGCCAAATCCTCACCGCTCGCCGCCGCAAGGTTCATGATACCTTCGATACCGTCAAGCATATCTCCCGTTTTCCATCCTGCCATCGCCATGTAGTTCATGGCTTCCGCGGCTTCAGATGCGGAAAATTTTGTCTTTGCACCCATCTCACGGGCTTTGTCTCTCAGGTCTTGCAGCTCGTCACCGGTCGCACCGGATACAGCGGCGACTTTGCTCATGGCAGTATCAAAATCCGATGCCGTTTTGACAGCGGCAGTTCCGGCAGCGAGAACAGGCACAGTCACATGAGTGGTGAGTGTTTCACCGACATCGGCGATCTTGCCACCGACCTTTTCGAGTGTTTCTCCCGCCTGACCGATTTTTACCAAAGCCTCTTGAGATTTGCTTGCCTCTGTTTGCAGGTTCTGAAGTTCCTGCTCGGTCTCGATGATCTCACGCTGGAGTGCATCGTACTGCTCCGGAGAAATTGGATTGCCGAATTCATCGGATACATCCTTTGCCTGCTGTTTCAGAGAGGTAAGTTCATCAGTCGTTTCCTTGATCTCACGCTGCAAAGAATCGTACTTCTCCTGTGAGATCTGTCCTTTAGAAAGCTGCTCATCGGCAGTTTTTGCCTGTTCCTTCAGCTCTTTCAGCTTGGTTTCGGTCTCACCGATCTTCTGTTTGATTGGATCATACTTTGCCTTCCAAGCATCGTAGTTGTCTTTGGTTTTGGCGGCTTCCTCGCTGGCTTTTTTCAGGGTATCCAGTCGTTCCTTTGTGCTTTTGACAGCATCACCGAGCAACTTCTGCTTCTGAGCAAGCAGCTCTGTATTTTTCGGATCGAGCTTCAGCAGCTTTTCGACATCCTTGAGCTGCGTCTGCGTGTTCTTGATGTTTTTATCAACGGATTGCAGAGCCTTACTGAGTTTCGTAGTATCGCCGTTGATCTCGACTGTAATACCCTTAATTCTTCCTGCCATGCGATATCACCTGCCTTTCAGGAAAAATAAAAATACCTACTGTGGTAGGTAGACAAGTAGGCTGGATAGGTGTATAATATGGCTATCTCCTGTGCAGTGTTTCGGCTATACTTTTGTGATACAGTTCTCTCGGCTCGAAATGGATTATGCTGTAAAACAGATGCATTACCGCACCTGCACCGAAGATAGATATGAGTGTACCGATACCGACAGTGCCGCCGAGCAGCCAGCCAAACAATGTGACGAGTGCAAACAGCAATATCTCAACCACACCTATTGGCATCTTCGGCAGCCGCTTTCCGATGGCAATCAGCAGACCGTCCTTCGGACCGCAGCCCATTTCCGCTGACATATACACATACATTCCGAGTGCGATAAACAGGAATCCGAACAGCATATATGCGATGCCAAACCACAGGCTGTGATTTTCAGGATATGGGGAAATATCGCAAAGTAGCTGTGTCAGATTTCCGGTAAGCAGTGCATCAAACAGCGTTGCAAAGCCGATGCTCTCACGCAAGAGTAGCTGTAATATGACCGCCGTGAGAGATATCGCCACCATAGTACCGCCATAATTTAGCGGCACATGACGGGATATCCCCACAGCGAGACAGTCCCACGGTGCAAGACCGATGTTGGCGTAGATCGTCAGGTATACACCGAAGGAGTAAATTGAAAGTCCGAGGAGTATTTTCAGAAATTGCCGCACGATGATATCCGCACTTTTTCGGGATGATTTCCGCGAACTGCCGCGCTTTTTTGGCTTAGAAGGCGTCCATTTGCGCTTGTGTTGCCTTATACGGGTAATTATAGTCATCATTATCCTTTTCAATGAAAATTTCGTTGACCATTCCGATTGTGAGCAGATCAAGGTCGGTAAGACTCAGCCCGATCTGCACACATCGGAGAAGGAACAGCGGCGTTGTCATCTCGCGGTCAACTGGGCGAGATTTTTTTTGACTCAGCCTGTGTCTCCAGATTCATGCCCCAAAGCTCGAAAAGCTGCGGCAGAACCTCGTAGATTGAGAAGCAGTTGAACTGTTCGAGCCAGTCATCCGGGCTGTCGGGAACATTCTCCGGATCGGCGTGCTTTGCCATCGTCCATGCGATGTTCTCGAACACCTCAAGGCTCTCGATGCCGAGACCGGAATCCTGCTCATCGCTCTCATCCACAGAATCCTTCAGCGCCGCAAAGTCCTTGAAGATGTCCTTGCGGAACTTGGCGCGGTAAAGGCGAGGCAGGGTTGCGCTCGCCTTGAAAGGAACCTCGATACCGTCAACAGTGATGATTTTCTTGATCGCCATATACTTTCCTCCGAATCAGTCAGTTGTGGTTGCCGCGGCTGTGCTGCCGCCCTTGGTACTTGTGGAACGGGTGCCGGTGCTGTTGTTGGTGGTCGCAGCAGCCGGAATATACACCGCACTGTACCAGTTATCATAAGTCGTCTGGTCGGTGCTTTCGCAGGTTTTGGACTTCACCAGACCGGAAGGCAGTGCCGATGCCTTGAGGGACAGCTTTTCCGTCTTGACGCTCTTGCTCTCCTCCGTGGTCTCGCCCTCGGTTGCAGGACGGGATGCCGAGCAGCAGTACAGCACATGACGGATGTGATTCTTGTCGCCATCGAACTCGAACATCAGGGCAAACTGTGCGGATTCCGCATCGTTGCGCTCCACGAGAACACCCTTGCTGTCGAGCTGTTCGCCGAGAATCGCCGTTGCAAAGTCCGTTGTGATGAGTGCAACTTCGAGGTCACCGTCATAGCCGGCGTTGTTGTTGATGACATAGTACACGCAGTTATCGGCGTAAAAATTCTCATTCTCGCCGTTTGCGTCAATACTCAGGGAAACTGCACCGGGCAGGCGCACAGGCGTTGCGAATGTCGGCACGCCTTCATCGCTCCATGCAGTGATCTTCGCATAATGGACCTTGTTCAGACCGAACTTGACCTTGTTTTTCTGAAGTGCCATTTTCATACCTCCATGATATACAGTACTTCGTAGAGCTTTTCAGACTCTATCCATACCTCAGATTTTGTGTAATAGATGTTGTGCTGCAAGAGAACTTCCTCCACACGCTGTTCCGTATCCGGCGATTTTTCATCCGTGTATAATTCAATGTGCAGCTCTTTGAAGCTGTGATACATCAGATTATCTGCGGAAAAGGTATCCTCGCCGGGAGACAGGAACAATGCGAAGGGCGGATCAGGGCTTTCACCCTCTGCGAAATGGTGATACGCAAAGGGCGGCCCGATCTCCTGCATCATTTCATTGATTTCCTCGTAGGTCACGAATGCCCCTCCTTATGACAGTGCCTTTTCGATGAGGGATTCCAGCATTTCCTCACCATGCTGTTCTGCCGGTGCAATATGCGGGATAGCTGCTACACGACCACCACCTCGTTTCGCATGACCGTGTTCCAGCAGATGCGCGATCTGGTAGCGGTTCTTGGAATGCACCGTCATTTCGAGTGTATGGCTATTCTCCTTCACCTTTTTTGCCGCCCAGCTTTTCTGATACCGACCGGACTTTTTCGGAGCATTGGCGGAAATCTCGTTCTTGACGGCGGTCGCTGTCTTTCTCACAGCCTTTTTCATCGCTGTGTCCGCAAGTTCAGCATACTCGGTCAGCCCCTTCATGACCTCCGATGCCAGATCATCAATAGATGTCATCCTTTGCACCCGCCTTTCTGGATTCACAGATCAGTTTCATATAGTCCTGTGTCTGGAAATTCGGAACAATGCCTTTGATGTCGTAGTCCAGACCGTCAAAACGGATTCTGTACACAGTTGACATCATCCGCTTTGTCTGAGGAGTCTGCCGGATAATGGCCTCGATTTTCTGTATCGCTCTGGTCACGCCGGTGTCCGTCTCCTCTGATGCACCGTTATTGGATACAGTCACAGAAGCCCAGAGGGAGAACACCTCCTCCCACTGAGCCTTGTGATTGCCGATAGCATCCTTTTTGACATGATTTTCAAGGACAGCAATGCGCTGATTCAGTTTTCCGATCTCCATCAGACGATGCCCTCCCTCTGTGCGAACAACAGCGCACGCAACGTCAAGGTGAGTGCATGATAATCAGCAGTATTGCGGTTTTCGTAGAGGTAAGAAACAGTATACAGCATAGCCTGCCGAGAGGTTTCCTCATTTTCCGCAAGCTGCTTTTCATTCATGCGCCCAACGTCCATCACGAGCCGCTGCGCCGTATCGATCAGAGTGAGGATGAGCTTGTCATCCTCACAATGGTCAACACGGAGATAGTTTTTTGTTTCAGGCAGTGAGATCAAAGTCACTTATCTGCCCTCCGTTCATCAGCCGTTGCCGCCTGCACTGCCGCCGGTATTGCCACCAGTAGAGCCGCCGGTCGTTGTCTTGTTGCCTGCCATCTTGAGAACCTTGACGGACTCAGGAAGAATCAGTCTGCCGTCCACACGCTGCGTGGTGAGGAAGCCGACCTGATCGGTGCGGGCATACAGTTCGTTGAGACGGCGGAAGGTGCGGTTCTGACGGTCAGCGACCCAATAATTCTTCATGTCACCGAAGAGCAGCACACGCTCGCCCTTTGCAATACCGGGCATGAAGGAAGAAGTGCGGATGGGGCGACCGAGGAGCGTGTCGGGCTTTGCGATATCGAGAGACGGCTTCCAGAGGTAGTTGTCGTTCTTGTCCTTCAGCTTCATAAGCTGAAGCAGGATGGTCTCGTTGCAGACGAACTGTGCGTTACGGCGGTAGGGAGACTTGAGGCTGTAGTAGAGGTCGAACACCTCGTCAAAGGTGATCGCAGTCTGGGATGCCGCAGTCACGCCCAGCTCTGCACCGCCGGTCTCATCGAGGATGCCGAGGGGCTTTTTGTCGCCGTCACCGGTGAAGAACGCACGCTCCTCCGCATTGCCCATAGCCACGCCGAAACGAGCGGCGATATAGCTTGCGAGGTCGAAGGCGGAATCGTGCAGCAGCTCGTTGGAAATCTTGATCATTGTACCGAGCTTGTATGCGGAGAGCGTGGTCTGACCGAAACGAGTGTCGGTCTCCGGGATCTCCTCGCCCTCATCGATCCACTGTGCCTCCATCGTGTCATTTGCAATCGGAATCTTGCGGGTACCGGAATTGGTCTTGATGACCGTTGCCATCTGGCGGAAGATGTTATTCTCTTCGAGAGCCTGAATCAGTCTGCGCTCGAACTCGTCCGGCACAGTGTAGCCGCCCTCGGTGTCCTCACCGACAGAGAGTGCGTTGCGGACTGCAAGCTGGTCACCCCTGTTGCGGATCATATCCCAGAATGCGCCCTTGTACTCGTCGGTTGCGGTCGGGTTAGTGGGCGGCGTGTTCTTTGCGCCGGGAGCGTTGGTGACGGGACGGGAGGTCGGTGCGGACAGTGCGGCATCGAGGGCTGCCTGCTGTTCCAGACGCTCGATCTCTGCGCCGAGAGCCTGCACCTCGGATGCCATCTTGTTGTACTGCTCGACTGCGGATGCCTCAACGAGACCGTTCTCACCACGGTGCTTTTCGAGGAATGCTTTTGTCTGCTCCCACAGGGTATTACGCTTGCTGCGAAGTTCCATGATCTTGCTCATATCTTTTCTCCATTTCTCCGGAGGTAAAACTCCGGCGGTCATAAAAATACAGCCTGCTTGTGAGATGTGTCTTATCTCATGAAAGCAAGCTGCTGTTTCAGAATTTCATACGGCATTGCGCCGTCCTTTGTCCTGCCGTCCATGCCGATCACAGGCATATCGGGAACAGTGACCACAGGTGCGGTCAGCCCTTTTTCGGCAAGTTCCGGTGTTTCAGTTTTGTCATCGGGAGTGTCGTCCGTGTCTGCGGTTTTTGCGCCTGCGGTGATCTTTCCCAAGATGGTCTGCCCCATGATACGGGTACTGTAAGACCAGTCAGAGTCCAGCTTGAACGGCTTCTTTTCGGTTTCCTTCTTTTCATCCCCGTCCTCGTCACCGCCTTCCTCGTCAGGCTTTTCGGGCTTTTCCTCGTCCGGATTCTCCGGCTCTTCCTCCTTCTTGTCCGGTGAGGGCTTCTCGTCAAAAAGGATCTCATCTGCAAATCCCAGCTCGACCGCCTTTTTCGCATTGATCCATGTCTCGTCCGACATGAGCTTGCTGATTCGGTTTCTGCTCAGACCTGTCTTTGCAGCGTAGGCGTTGATGATGCTCTCCTTTACCTCATTCAGCGTTGCGATAGCCTTTTCCATGTCTTTTGCGTTGCCCATAGCGATGGTGGACGGATCATGGATCATGAGGAGGGCGGTCGGTGACATCTCCACAGTGTTGCCCGCCATTGCGATGACGCTTGCCGCCGATGCGGCGATGCTTGCGATTTTTACAGTCACCTTGTGCGGATAATCACGAATCATCGTGTAAATCTCGGCAGCGGCGAACACATTCCCGCCTGGACTATTCAGCCAAAGTGTAATGTCGCCTTCCTCGGCATACAGCTCATCACGGAACGACTGAGGCGTGATCTCATCCCTCCAGAAGCTCTCCGAGTCGATAGGACCTTCGAGCCGAAGGACTCTGCCACCGCTGTCATCGTGAATCCAGTTCCAGAACTTTTCCATTTACATACCCCCATTCTTGTACTTCTTCCTGCGCTTTTTCCGCAGGAATCTGTCATCGGTTTCCTCGTCCGAATTTTCATCCGGCTCATCCTGTTCCTCGGTATCCGGCTGCTCATCTGGTTCAGCATCCTGCTGCGACTGTGCCAGACCATAGCTTGCACCTGCATCCTGCAGCTTGTTATACGAGCCGTTCAGGTAGTAGTCGTTGCCGCCCTGCTCATCAGGAATCAAATCCATATTTTCCAGACGGCGCACATCGTTGGGCGACATAAATCCGTTGCCCACACCGATAGCGTAGGCGTTCATACGGCTCTGGTAGTCACCGCGCATCAGACCGTCCACATTGAATTTCGGGAAATATACATCCTGTTCTTCCTCCAGCAGAAGGTCTTTCATGATGCCTTTTTCAATACGGATGATCCACGGCATGAGGCTGTATTGCACAAATGCGATGCCCTGATGTTCGATGTTGTTGAAGGTGCTTCGTTTCAAATCCTGCACCAGATGCGGCGGGACCTGAAACATACGGCAGATTTCCTCCACATCAAATTCCCTCGTGGAAAGAAACTGCGAATCCTCCGGCGGAAGGGAGATCGGCTTATACTGCATCCCTTCTTCGAGAACTGCGATGCGGTGAGCGTTTCTTGCGCCGCCGTAAGCTTTTGTCCAGTTGTCACGGATCTTCTGCGGATCTTTCAGCACGCCCGGATGTTCGAGGACTCCGGCAGGCTGCGCTCCGTTTTTGAAGAAGGCACTGCCGTAACGCTCCACAGCCATGACTGCGCCGAGCGCATTTTTCATCATAGCGATAGGGCTGAATCCGACCAGTCCGTTGAATCCCAGACCGGGGATGTGCAGAATTTCATCCCTGCGAAAAATAATATCCTTGTCATGCTCGCCCGGTTTTTCATCGGTGTAAGCGTGATAGGTGTAAATGAGGTCGCCGCTTTTCGGATCACGGTCGATTTCCACATTTTCCGGCAGCAGCGGATACAGACCGAGGATACCATTCTTGCCGTCACGGACGATTTGTGCATACGCATTGCCCCAGAGCAGCAGATGACACATCAGCGCCTCCCAAAATGAGAACGAGGACATCTCCGGATTCGGCTGCCGGTATAGGATTTTGTACAGCGGATGATCGGTCGCCAGTTCCTTATCCTCGCCCTCGCCGGTGTATCTGTAAAGGTGCAGGGGCAGTCCTGCAATCGTATTGGAAAGCAATCTCACACAGGCATAAACGGTCACGATCTGCATCGCAGTTCGCTCATCGACACGCTCTCCGCTGTGCGTCATGCCGAATACGAACAGGTTTCCTGAATCTCGGACATTGTCCTGAATATCCGGCAGCATCGGTGCATCCCTCGGCTTGCTGATGCCGAGCCAGCTTAAAAAGCCCATAAACATTACCTCCTGTCAGATGACCACAAGATCATGGTCGGGTTCATCGTATACAGATCCCTGCATTTCGTGACGGATACATCTGTCAAGTGCCATGATCCAAGCCACAATGCCGTCAATCTTTTCTGTCGATTTCTTTTTACTCGGTTTGATGTTCTCCGCCGCATCAATTTCTGCAACCACATTCCCTGCCATCCAGCGGAGAACAGGGTTGCCGCCGTGTATAAACTGTCCTTCGAGAATGAGCTTGTACAGCTCTTTCATCGGCGGTGACATATCCTTGAAGCCCATGCCCATCGGGACAACCGTGAAACCGTCACCCTCAAGATCGGTGATAAGCTGTGTGGCATTCCAGCGGTCGGCAGCAATTTCCTTGATGTTGTACATCGTGTGCAGCTCGTTGATCGTTTTCCGCACGAAATTATAATCGACCACATTGCCCTCGGTGATATGAAATAATCCCATGCGCTCCCATACATCGTAGGGAACATGGTCTCGCCGTACACGAAGGTCAAGTGTTTCTCTCGGTAGCCAGAAGTGTGGAACAACGATATATTTCTCGCCTTCATGCAGCGGAGGAAACACAAGCACAAAAGCGGTGATGTCGCTCGTACTCGACAAGTCAAGTCCTGCATAGCACTCCCGTCCCCGCAGCTTTTCAAGGTCAATCGGAAGATTGCCCCTGTCATAGATATGCTCCGGAATCCACGCAACAACGCTGCCTACCCACTGATCAAGACGAAGCTGACGGAATACATTTTCCTCCGCAGGATTGGTCAGAGCCTCACGGTGAGCATCCCGCACTCGGTCAATGGTGATTGTGTACCCCAGTGACGGATTTGCCTTGTACCACGATTCCTCTGCGTTCCAGTCGTCGCCGTCGTTCAAGCCGTAGATCACGGGATAAAAGGACGGGTCAATGCGTCTGCCGTCCAGAATGTCCTTTGCCTTTGTGTGGTATTCGTAGCAGATGGAATTTCTGTCCGTTCCTGCCGTGGTAATCAGAAAGTACAGCGGCTGCGTTCTCGCATCACCAGAGCCCTTTGTGAGAACATCTACAAGGCTGCGGTTCGGCTGGGCATGAAGTTCGTCAAGAACCAGACCAGATACATTCAGACCGTGTTTTGTACCGACCTCTGCCGAAAGTACCTGATAAAAACCGACATTACTATAATTCACCAGACGCTTTGTTGCCGCCATGATCTTGGAGCGTTTTGTGAGTGCCGGTGTCATTTCGACCATGCGCTTGGCGACATCAAAAACGATGGATGCCTGCTGTCGGTCGACGGCAGCACCGTAGACCTCGGCGGAAGGCTCGTTGTCAGCGTAAAGCAGATACAGCGCAATCGCTGCTGCAAGCTCACTGTTGTGCGTAGGCACAAACGATGTTCCTGCGAGATATTGGTGGCTCGGACTGTCCACCTGAATGCACTGCATTTTCACAGGATGATCCACAGGCTGAATGTCCAGTAAATAATGAAAACAGGAGCGAGTTTCTTTCACCCGCGCCCGTGTGCGTGTGTATTTTCGTTTCAGTCTTGATGTCGGCTGATCGTCAAAGGTAGTAAACCGAACGATATACAAAATCTCTCCGGTCGGCCACCCATGCCGAGTAGAAGGCTCGCATTTCACTGCATTTTTGATACCGAGCGACCACAGCAGTTCTCTGACGGAAAGCGCCAGTTTTCGCAGTGTTGTGACATATACACTTTGCCCCTTTCGTTCGCCGATACAGCCGTCCGAATCCATCAAACCTTGCAGCAATGCCCACCGCTGTTCTGCGGATGCCCTCAAATATTCCGGTCGGATCTTCTTTTCACGGAAGCTGTCAAGCAGTACTGCTTTCAGTTCATTGTACTTTATGATCTCACTGCCGCCGCATTTCTGCGGATAACGGTTGTGAACCTGATACGGAATATTAGAGATGATATCGTCAACATCTTCCGTCCGAACAGTGATCTCCGGCTTGACTGCGTTGCCGTTTCCAAGCCAGTAGCCGTACAGATACGGATCAATCGGTAAATCTGCCGCCCCTGTCTGAAGGACACCGCACACCGGGATTCGGATAAGGGAATCGCGCTTTGACTGCGGTCTGTCAGAAAATCGCTGCCTGTATTCCGAAGTCCTGCGATAAATCTCGCCGGTCGTCCAGAGGACATCCTTGCGCTTGCCGTAAATATACTGACAGTTCCACAGATGCCGTTCTCCGGCGATGATCGATGTGCCGTCTTTGAAGGTCAGCTTGTAGGCTTGCTCTGTGTCATCCACAGGGCTTTTCGCAACCACATGGCACGGATTTCCGTTCTCATCAAATACAGTATCTCCGACCTTCAGATCACCCATATTGGTGAATCCCTGCGGAGTCGGAATAGGCGTATCCAGAGCGAGCTGCTTTCCATTTTTCTTTGGAATTTCGACATAGGCTGTGCGGAATTGCCGTGTATCATCCTCTTTGACGATACCAAAAATGTCACGAATGATCTGCTCCTGCCAAGGCAGCAACCAGAACGGCTTTCCCGCCCATCTGCCTTTGGTATGGCAGAGATTTTCGATAAAACGCACAGCCCTGTCCGCCTTCGCCGCATCGTAGTGCGATTCCGGCAGCATGAAGCGTGTCGGCTTGTAGTCTTTCAGCTTCGGATAGTTTTTCGGACGCTCCCGCGCCCTTGCCGTTCCTGCCATCAGCCACCTCCGAGAAGTTCATCCATATCGTCAACGGCAGCGTTTTTCATATCCGCACCGGCTGTGATACGACTTCTTGCCGCCGGAGTCAGACCGAACTGCTCTGCGATCTTATTCATGATCTTCAAATATGTCTGTGCAATGGATACTTGGGGAACTTGTTGCCAGTAGCCGGACTTCGTTTTCACAATCGTGCCGTGCTGCGTCATAAATTCCTCAGCTTCCTTCCAACGGGCGTATGCCTGACAGTACGATGCGAATGCCGCCTGATCGACCTCGGTCAGCACACCGATCTGCTCCAGTTGCTTTGACAGCCTGCGCCATTCCTTCTTCGCTTCCGGCTCCAGCCACTTCGGACAGGGCGGCGCTTTGCGTTCCGGCTTCGGCTCTGCATCATTCAGCGGACGCTTGCCCGGATTTCCTTCCAGCTCTTTGATCGCTGTCGGCTTTGGTTTTCTGCCTCTCTGAGCCATCCGCATCACTCCTTCCTCAAAAAATCTGCATAAAGAAAAGGCCTGCATACTGCAAGCCTCTCCTATGTATAAAACCACCATGAATTTATCCGTTCAGCATATCCAGCATCAGCCTTGCCCCGTCACGAAAGCCCCTCGTGTAGCTGTCCTCTGAGGTGATCGATTCCATCTGTCGGTGAAGGTCAATCAATGCCTCGAATGCTTCCGCAGTATCCGCTTTCATTCCGTCAGCGATCTGATTGTGCAGATCTTCCGCGCGCCCGTTCAGGTTGTCGTAATCGTCCGCCCTGACCTTGATATCTGTAGGTGCGCTGATCCTTCCCTGGTATAATTCGTTGATTGCTCCCATCCGCTTCACCTCCCGTCTTAGGGCGATTGGGCGGCTTTGTGCTGCCGCCCGCCGTCCGCTTTTTTCAGTTGAACTTGTCGAGGAGCATCCGAAGGACTGCCTTGGTGTCCTTGTCAGCCGCCCTGACATCCATGCCCCGGTCGTAGTTGAAAACTGTCTCGCCGTTGCGCTCAATCCAGATCTTCGAGGCTCTGCCCTCCTTGTAGCCGAACTCGCTGGGCTCCTCGAAGTGCTTCACGCTGTAGCGGTATTCCCTCCCGTTGTAGTTGATCGTGCCGTGTGTCCACATAGTGTTTACCTCGTTCTTTCGTAGTTTTTGGTAGGCTTTGCCCTTCCGTTGTACCCATATTACCATGATCCTGCTGATAAGTCCACGCCTATGTGCAAAATAAAACGTAGAAGAAT